CCATCGAGAACCCCACGGCGTTCATGACGCTGATCGGCAAGGTTCTGCCGACGACCATCAACGCGGCGGTGGACGGCAAGGTGGAGTCCACGGTCATCAACGTCACGACCGGCGTCCCGCGTGCAGATTGACCTGGGCTATCGGCCCCGCGCTCCGTTTGTGGACTACCACAGGCGCAAGGCGAGGTTCGCGGCCATCGTCGCCCATCGCCGGGCCGGGAAGACTGTAGCGGCCATCATCGACCAGGTGGACAGCGCGCTTCGGTTCAGCGCCCTGCCGAATGGCCGCTTTGCCTACGTCGCGCCGTTCTACGCCCAGGCGAAGGATGTGGTCTGGACCTATCTGAAGTCCTACGCCCTGAAGGTTCCGGGAACGATCCCGAACGAGGCCGAGCTGCGGGTGGACTTCCCGAATGGCAACCGGGTCCGGCTGTATGGCGCGGACAACTACGACCGGATGCGCGGGATCTACCTCGACGATGTGGTCATGGACGAAATGGGGGACATGGACCCCCGCGCATGGTCCGAGGTTATCCGCCCGGCCTTGGCCGACCGACAAGGCAAGGCGACGTTCATCGGGACGCCCAAGGGCCGCAACGGCTTCTGGGAGATTGTTGAGCGGGCCAAGGACAACCCCGACTGGTATCTGTCGATCCTGCGGGCGAGCGAGACGGGCCTGATCCCGCCGGACGAGCTGGCGGCGCTGCGGGCGGAAATGTCGGAGGACGAGTTCCTCCGTGAGTTTGAATGTTCCTTCGACGCGGCGGTCGAGGGCGCTTATTACGCCCGGCTGCTGAACGAGGCGGAACTGGCGGCGCCCAAGCGCATCGGCCACGTTCCGCATGACCCGGCGCTGGAGGTTCACGCGGCCTGGGACCTCGGGATCGGCGACTCGACGGCCATATGGCTGGCGCAGTTCGTCGGCCGCGAGATCAGGCTGATCGACTACATCGAGAACAACGGCGTGGCGCTGGACTGGTATGCCAGGGCGCTGCGCGAAAGGCCCTACCTCTACGCCCCGCTGATCCTGCCGCATGACGCGCAGGCCCGCGAACTGGGGACCGGCAAGAGCCGCGTCGAAATGCTGGAGGGCATGGGCTTCAGGACCCGTCTGGCCCCGCGCCTCGGCGTGGAGGACGGGATCGAGACTGTCCGGCGGATGCTTCCCCGGACGTGGATTGACGCGACCCGTTGCGACGTGGGGCTGCGGGCGGTGCGCGAGTATCGGGAGAAGGTCGATCCGAAGCGGAAGGTCAGCCTTGGCCCGCTTCACGACTGGACCTCGCACTCGGCCGACGCCCTCCGCTACCTGATGACGGCATACGAAGAACCGACCGAGCGGCGCAAGGTCGAGCGTCCCGTGTTTGCAGGAGGCTGGTTAGCATGAGCAAGGCCGACCTGCTGAAAGAGGCCCTCGACGGGTTTGAGAAAGCAGCTGAACACGAGGCCCACAACCGCAGGGCGTGGGAGGACGATGTCGACTTCGCCCTGCTCGAGAACCAGTGGCCCGAGCGGGTGCGCCGGGACCGGGAGCTTGAGGGCCGGCCCTGCCTGACGGTGAACAAGCTGGTGAGCATGGGCCGCCAAGTGGTCAACGACGCCCGGCGGAACAAGCCCGGCATCCGCGTCCTGCCGGTGGACAGCGAAGGCGACAACGAGACGGCGGAGGTGCTGAACGGCCTGATCCGCAACATCGAGCAGTCGTCCAACGCCGAGGTGGCGTATGACACGGCCCTCGAACACGCGGTCTTCGGCGGCTACGGCTTCTTCCGCATCAACACGCGCTACACCTCGGACGACACCTTCGACCAGGACATCGTGATCGAGCGGGTTCCGAACCCTCTGGCGGTCTATCCGGACTGCTACTCGACCGGCGCGGATAGTTCAGACTGGAACTACTGCTACGTCACCGACAACATGACGAAGGCGGCGTTCAAGAAGGCCTATCCGGGAGCCCAAGAGGTCGACTGGCAGGGCGAGGCCTGGAAGGGCGTCGGGGCTCCGTGGATGGACGGCGACTACGTCCAGGTCGCCGAGTATTGGGTCCGGGAGAAGGTCAAGCGGACCATCCTCCTGCTGACGGACGGCTCTGTGGTCCCGGTGGAGGACTACGAGGCCAACAAGCCGGCCTTCGACCTGATCGGCGTGGGCGTTCAGGGCTCGCGCGAGGTGGACAGTCACCGGGTGCGCCAGCACATCATGTCCGGGGCCGAAGTCCTCGACACGGTGGAATGGGCCGGTCGGTATATCCCGATCATTCCGGTCTATGGCGCCGAAGTGAATTTTAAGGGCAAGCGGCATTTCCGCAGCCTGATCCGTGGGGCGAAGGACGCCCAGCGGATGTTCAACTACTGGCGGACGACCTCGACCGAACTGGTGGCCCTGGCCCCCAAGGCCCCGTTCATCGGCCGGAAGGGTGCGTTTGAGACGGATGCGGCCAAGTGGGCGACGGCGAATGTCCAGAGCCATGCGTTCATCGAGTTCGACGGTCCTGAGGCTCCGCAGCGTCAGCCGTTCTCCGGTGTCCCGGCTGGGGCGCTTCAGGAAGCCCTGAACGCCTCCGACGACATCAAGTCCGTCATCGGCATGTATGACGCCAGCCTCGGCGCGCGGTCGAACGAGACGAGCGGCAAGGCCATCATCGCCCGGCAGATGGAGGCGGACAACGCGACGTTCCACTTCATCGACAACCTGTCGCGGGCCATTCGCCACGCCGGCCGGGTGCTGATCGACCTCATCCCGCAGGTCTATTCCGTCCCCCGCGTCATCCGCGTGATCGGCGAGGACGGCGAAAGCGAGATGAAGGCGGTCAACCAGGAGACGACCGAGCAGGAGGTTGACCCGCTGACCGACGAGGTCCGCGAGGTGGTGCGGATCTACGACCTGACCGCCGGCCGCTACGACCTGACGGTCTCGGCTGGCCCGTCCTTCGCCTCGCTGCGTCAGGAAGCGGCCTCTCAGATGATCGAACTCATCCGCGCCTATCCCGACGCGGCCCCGATCATCGGCGACCTGCTGGTCAAGAACCTGGACTGGCCGGGCGCGGACGAGATCGCCGAGCGGATGCAGAAGGCGATGGCCGGCCGCGTCATGAGCGAGGCCGAGGGCGCCGCCCCGGACGCGCAGGCGCAGCAGGTGGTGCAGCGTTACCAGAGCGCGTTGCAGGAGATGCAGGCGCGCTACCAGGCGCTCGAGGCCGACAAGAGCCTTGAGGCCCGGAAACTCGACATCGCGGCCTTCGAGGCTGAGACCAAGCGGATCAGCGCGATGGCCCGCGAAACCCGATTGCCCGCCGGACTTTACCAGCCCGGCTGACAAGCCCCGGCCCGCCGTGATGGCGCGCCTTTCCCTTAGATGGACCCACCTACATGACAGACGACACGACCAATCCGGTCGATGTCGAGGACGATGCTGTCCTCGACCCGCCGGAAGTCGCTGCTGAGTCTTACAGCGACGACGAGACCCCCGAGGCGGAAACCGAAGGAGCCGAAGACGGCCAACCGGAGGACGACACCGAGGAGGTCGATTGGGACGGCGCGAAATACCGCGTTCCCAAGCCGCTGAAGGACGCTCTGCTCAGGCAGGCGGACTACACCCGCAAGACCCAGGAACTCGCCGACCAGCGGCGGACTGTCGAGCAGCACTTCCAGTCGCTGTCTCAGCAGGCCGAATTGCAGCAGGCGACCCTGGAGCATCGGGTGAACCTGCGGACTGTGGAGCAGCAGCTCCAGCAGTTTCAGCACACCGACTGGCAGGCTTACGCGGCCAACTACGGTGCGGACGCCACGGCTTCGGCTATGGCCTCCTGGCAGCAATACAGGGACGCGAAGGCGGAACTGGAAGGCGCCATTGCGAAGACCGAGACGGAAGTTCGGCAGATCAGCGAGCGGTCAACCGCCAACGCGATGGCCGAGGCCGAGAAGGTTCTTTCGCGCGAGATTGAAGGCTGGTCTTCGGAACTGGTTACGAAGCTGGCGGGATACGCTGCCGAGACGTTCGGCATCACCCCGCAGGAACTTCGGGAATCGGTTGTCAACCCGGACGGCACGGCGGACCCCCGGACCTTTAAGGTTCTGGATCGTCTGTACCGCGCTGAGACGGAACTGGCGCAGCTGAAGGCGACCCAAGCCAAGGCGCAGCAAGCGGCCAAGCAGGCTTCTGTCACCCCCGCCAAGGCCGTTGGCCAGCGGGCAGGCGGCTACAAGCCCGGCCTCGATGACAGCCTGCCGGCGGACGAATGGCTGCGCCGCCGCAATGCGCAACTGGCCAAGGCCGGAGCGCGCTGACCCCCACAAACGGCCCGTCGAGATGACGCGCCCTTCCCATGAAGGACACACACCGTGCCCAACACGCTCCTGTCCCCCACAGCGGTGACCCGCGAGGCTCTCCGCGTCCTCCACCAGAAGCTGAACTTCGTCGGCTCGATCACCCGCGACTATGACGACTCGTTCGCCAAGTCCGGTGCGAAGATCGGCGACAGCCTCAAAATCCGCCTGCCGAACGAATACGTCGTCCGCACCGGCGCCACCCTGTCCGCCCAGGACACGGTCGAAACCTCCGTGACGCTGCAGGTCGCCACCCAGAAGGGCGTTGACCTGAACTTCACCTCGGTGGACCTGACCCAGTCGCTGGACGACTTCTCCAAGCGCATCCTGGACCCCGCCATGTCCCGCCTCGCCGCCTCCATCGAGGCCGATGCGATGAACATGTATAAGGACGTCTATCAGAGCGTCTGGAACGGCGCCTCGGCGATCACGCTGCAGAAGGTGCTGGAGGGGCGCTCGCTCCTGCAGAACTCGCTGGCCCCGCTGAACGACCGGACGGCGAACCTGAACACCCTCGACAACGCGAACCTCGTGGACGCGCTCAAGGGCCTGTTCAACGACACCTCGGGCATCGCCAAGCAGTATCGCGAAGGCTACATGGGCCGCACCGCCGGCTTCGACTTCGTCGAAAACACCATGTGGTCCAAGCACACGCGCGGCGCGGCCTCGGCGGCCTACACGACCTCGACCCTCGTGGGCGTCCTGCCGGTTTCGGCCACTCCGGTCTCGACCATCACGGTGGCGACCGGCACCGGCGCGATGAACGTGGGCGACGTGTTCACCATCGGCAACGTCTTCGCCGTGCATCCCGAGACCAAGGCCAACACCGGCGTCCAGCAGCAGTTCGTCGTCACGGCGGCCTATGCCGGCGGCGCGGGCTCTGTCTCCTTCAGCCCGGCCATCGTGCTGGCTGGCGGGCGTCAGAACGTGGTCATCCCGACCACCTCGGCCACCGCCGCCATCGCCTTCGCCGGCACGGCCTCCACGGCTGTCGGCACCTCCATGCTCTACCAGAAGGAAGCCTTCGCCTTTGCGACGGCCGACCTGGTCATGCCGGGTGGTGTGGACTTCGCCGCCCGCGAGGTCATGGACGGCATTTCGATGCGCGTCGTGCGGCAGTATGACATCAACAACGACAAGTTCCCCACTCGTCTGGATGTCCTCTACGGCTACAAGACGCTCCGGCCCCAGCTGGCCGCGCGCCTCCACAACAGCTGATGATCTGGGGGAGGGGCTTCGGCCTCTCCCCTTTTTCGCGGGGGCATCATGGCCATCACGACCTACACCGAACTGCAGACGGCGATTGCCGATTGGCTGAACCGTTCGGACCTGACCGCCCGCATTCCCGACTTCATCGCCCTGGCCGAAACGCGGGTGAACCGCGTCATGCGGTCGCGCGAGCAGGGCGTCATCGCCACGGCGAACATCGACACCCAATTCTTCGCGGTCCCGGCGGACTTCCTCGACTTCAAGTCCTTCCGGATCACCGATGCCGGCGGCAACGCCTACGAGCTTCAACTGGTCACGCCCGAGCAGGTGAGCGCCGCGCTGGCCGAGAACAGCGTCAGCAACACGCCGCGGTTCGTGACCATCATTGGCGACCAGTTCCAACTCTGGCCCTCGCCGGATCAACTCTACATCGGGTCCCTGGCCTATGTGCGGAAGGTGCCGGCGCTGTCTGCGGCCGCTCCGACCAACTGGCTTCTGGCCGAGGCCCCGGACGTTTACCTCTACGCCTCGCTCATGTCGGCGGCGCCCTTCCTGCGCGACCCCGAGGCGCTGGCGACCTTCAAGGCCCTGTTTGACGAGGCCCTGGAGGAAATCCGCAAGTCCGACAAGCCGGTGGTCGGCGTCCTTCGCACCGAGTTCCCCCAGCGCGGCCTGCAGCGCCGCTACAGCATCTATTCCGACTTCTGAGGCACCCTGAATGGCTATCAAGCAGACCACGGCGGTCCGTAACGCCCAACTCGACGCGCTGAACTCCCAAACCGGGACCTCGGCCAAGCTGCGGATCTACAACGGGACGCGCCCGGCGAACGCCAACACGGCGATTACCTCTCAGACCATGCTGGTGGAGCTGACCTGCAACGCCTCGGCGTTTGCGGCGGCGGCTTCCGGCGGCGTCCTGATCTCCGGATCGGCGGCGCTGAACGAAGCGGCGGACACGATGGAGGCGTCGGGCTGGCAGTCGGCCTTTGGCCTGGCCTCGATCACCGAGGCTCCGGACATCGTGACGGCCTACCTGCTCTCGACGGGCTGGGGCGTTCCGACTGAGACCCCCGAGGTCTGGACGGCGCAGCCTTCCACTTCGGAGATCTGGACGCCGATTGTCACGACCCCGGAAGGATGGACCCCGCAATGAGGCCCGTTCCGCCAAATCTGGCCTTCCCGCTCGGCCCGATCCTGCAGGACATGCAGGACGCGATCCGCGAGCAGGAGGTCCCGACCAAGCCGGTGCTGCTGGCGACGGTCGCCTTCGCCTCGCTTCCGCCGGCCGACAACTGGCGGGGCGGGATCATCCACGTTTCCGACCGCAACTGCATCGCGCTGAGTACGCCGGTGGCCGGGGTTTATTCCTGGCTCCGGGCTGACGGAACCGCGCTCTAGGAGCCCGCTCCATGCCTTCAAGCTATTCCGTCTCCCTGCGGCTGAACTATCAGGCCCCAGGCGACAACCTCAACACTTGGGGAACCACGCTCAACAACGGCGTTTTCCAACTGCTTGAGGATGCGCTGGCGGGATCGGTGAGCCTGTCGGTGTCCGGACCCGTGACCCTGACCAGCGTGAACGGGGCGACGGATCAGGCCCGCAATCTCGCGTTGAACATCACCGGCGGGACGGGTGGGACGATCACGGTTCCCGGCGTGAAGAAGCTCTACTTCGTCCGCAACACGGCCTCGGGCGCGGTGGTCATCACCACGGGCGCGGGCGCGACGGCCTCGTTTGCCTCCGGTGAGGTGGGCTTCTGCTACAGCCCGGACGGCATCAACTTCTACCGGACCAGCCTGCAAAACGACTTCGGCGGCGCGCGGCTTCTGAATGTCGGCTCGCCTACGGCCAACACCGATGGGGCGACGAAAGGCTATGTGGATGGCGTGGCCTTCTCGATGGCTGCGGGCGCCCTGCCCGGACAGCCGGGGAACGCCGGACGCTTCCTGACCACCAACGGCACAACCGCCTCTTGGGGCGATGTCACCGTCACGACCTCGCAGATCACCGACTACGCCTCCGACCAGGCCGCCAAGACCGCTGCGGCCACCAA